CCCATCGGATATAGGTACTGAGTACTGAGTGTGCGAAGTACGAAGTCGATGAGCCATGAGTGCGACGACAGGAGCGAGAGGCACAGGAAGCATGAGAGCTTCCAGGCAGAGGCCCGCGTTGACACGGCAACCGCTCAAATCACACCACACCAGGGGAACCTTCAGGTAGTAGTCGCCCCCCACCCACAGTGACAACAGGTATGTCCCAACACCGCAACGGACACAGGTCAAACAATCCTTTATTCGGCACCCGTGGGTAGGGCACCCATGCGCCCCATGCGCCGACAGCGCACGCCGCATGTAACGGCGGTTATGTGCCACCACCTGGGCAAGGAGAGAGAAAGGGAAGGCGGTGAGCTAATTATCGACCGATAATCGGCGATCGGACACAGACCTACGGGTCGGATCGGACATGACATGAGCAGCACGGCAGTTAGCAAGGTTTCGGCGGATGAGTTCAAGGCGGCAATGGTCACGGGTGGCATCGATGGTCTGGTGACTGAGTATGTGTCGGCGGGTAAGGGCAGTCGGTTGGCGACGATCGATCTGTTCTTGGGTGTGGCGGCGGTGCCTAAGCAGAAGGACGTGAAGAGCGCCGATATCTATCGGTTCATGCCTGCTGCGATCAAGGCGACGGATGACTCGCTCACGGGTCGTGGGTTGGTGGAGGTTGGTCGGTATGTCGAAAAGTCGTTCTGTGTGCAGCTGTCCTACGCTCGTTCGCTGATCAAGGCGTGCGGCACGGTCAAGCAGGCTAGGGCATGCGCCGTGACGTATGGAACGATCAAGCTGGCGCTCGATTCGATGTCGGATGACAAGGCTCCTGCCACGCCGAAGACGTTGCTCGAAAAGGTGACGGCCCTGCTGACTGCTGAGGGTGTGGATGCGACGGAACTGGCGACGGTCAAGGCGTTCGTGGCGTCGCTCTGAGCGATCGATCGGGAACCGATCGGGCATGGCTCGATCGGTTCCGATGGGTTCATCGGCGGTTGTCGGTGGGCCGATCGGAACGGTTTCCAACAATTATCGACCGATAATTCGGTCAGGGAGATGGTGTGTGATGGGCTTCAAAGTGGGTTCGACGGTGCTGGTTCGTGGAACGGATTGGGGCCATCTGCAAGTGGTGAAAATCACTGATGATGGTCGACCGTGGTTGCGTCGCCACAGCGACGGTGTGGTCATTTCGATGGTCACGATGCTCGATCGGATTGTTCGGGTCTGAGTTTCCAAGAATTATCGGTCGATAATTCGCTGATGGCGAATTGTCGGCCGATGGTTTCTGCTAGTGCCATCGGATGTTCCGTGGGCCTGTTGTTTGCGGACGCTGCAATCGGGTGGTGCTAGCAGAAATTATCGGCCAATAATTTGGGAGGTTCAAATGGACAGGATCGTTGTTAGCTCTGTTGAGCGTGAGGGAATTTGGGTGGCGTTCGGGATGCGTGGTCCTGCCCCGTTGGGTTGTCGGGCGTTGGTCGAGGATCTGCAACGGACGGTCAACCAGTATATGGCGTTGGTTGCCGATCCTGATGCGTTCTGGCTCAACGTCGGTGCTGCTGCGGACATGGTGTGCGAGTTGGCGAACGATCTCGTCGGTCGCCATCTCGCAACGCATCTGTTTCATTCGGTCAAGTTTGACGATGTGACGGTTCGTGAATGGGCGGCGTGGGTTGTGTCGTCGCGGAACAGCTGACACGAATTATCGACCGATAATTCGTTCCTGAGGAAATGGAGAACAGTCATGAGTTTCTACAAGCTGGTTGATGAGTCGGTTGCCGATTGGTTTGGCGACGACAGAGGTGCGTTGTACGGGTTCGCTGAGGATTTGGCGGCGTGTCACATGCGTCGTCATGTGAATGTTCTGGCACGTCGGGAGGTGTTGGGTGACGAGGGCTGACGGTTTGCGTCATCTGCGGGTGCTGTTGGTGTCGGTTGGGTTGTCGGTCGGGTTTGTGGTGGCGACGTTGGTTGCCAACTATTTGGAGGTGAAGCGGTGAGAGTGTTTATGACGGATGCGCCTGTGGCGTATGACTATTCGTTCACGGTGTCGGTCGAGGCTCCTCGTCCTGATGTTCAGGGTCGGACGTGTCGGGTGGTGTCGATTCCTGATGGGGATGCCGATTATCAGACCGATCGGTATCGGTCGGATGGTTTCTGTTTCGTGCAGGAACTGTTCGGTGTGTCGGGGCCTGATGTGTCATGCCCTGATTGTGGGGATCCCGATGGTCCTTGCGATAGGTGCAAGTGCTGCGGTCGGCGGATCTGTGGGCCAGGGTGTGCGGTCTGAATTATCGGTCGATAATTCGGTCGAGGTGTTGTGCGTCAACAATCCCGTTGGCGCAGATGGAAATGGAGAAACACATGAGTGATTACGAAAGCTTGCCCCGTCCAACTTTGGACATGAGGGACGGTCAGATCGCTGCGCTGAAGATGACCAACGACAGTTTGGAACTGTTGGTGGAAGAGTTGAAGAGTCGCATCACGATCGCTACGGCGAACCGCAACCAGATTCTGTCAACGGTCCATGACGGTCTGTTGGAGTGGCACACGGATGGCACGATCAATGATGACAACCTGACTGAGGAATGGGTGGATGCGCTCGTCCATTGTGGGATGGAAGAGTTCGGTCAGACGCATTCGTACACGATCACGATCCCTCAGATCGACATTTCGGTCGAGGTGAAGGGGACGGTGTCTACGAACTGGGATGATGTGCAGTCGGTGTTGGAGTCGTACGCCTCTGAGTTCGTGATGAATGTCGATGAGCCTGATCTGTCGGGCGTGGAGTGTGAGGTTGAGTACCACACTGCCAATCAGGACGATGTGGAGGTTTCTGAGGACTGAAATTATCGGTCGATAATTCTTTGGGGGACGGCCAGTTGGCTGGTCGTCCCCCGTGTGGTTCACAACTTGTTTGAGGAAATGGAGATCCTGAAATGACAGACACTCTGATTGTCACGCCCCAACGGCGGGTGGCGACGACAAAGGTGCCGATGGGCTTGTTCGTTGAGGCTCATGCGGTGGAGATGAATGCTGCGGTCAAGGCGTTCGACAGTATGCCGTTGGGTGTGCGACGGACGGTGTATCGCAACCTGTTGGACGAGTTCGGTGCGTTGCGTCCGCAGTTCGGGTTGGGTGCGAACCGTACTCGTATGACGGTGCTGCAACGTCCGTCGGATGTGAAGAAGAACAATGTGAAGATCGGCAAGAACGGTCTGGATACGTTGTCGCTCACTACGTCGTCGTCGGGTGAGTGCAAGGTGTTCCATGATGGCCGTTGGCTGGTGTTGAACACTTGTGCGTGGGCTGGGTTGTGTGGCCCGTTGTGTGTGTTGTCGCATGGTCGGGGGAAGTTCTCGACGGTGCGTGCGGCCCGCAGTTGGCGCACCTACTGCCTGTTCGTGGACCCTGTTGCGTTTGCGATGGTGTTGCGTCATGAGATCCTGTCCGCTGATAAGGGTGTGGACTTTCTGGCACGGTTCAATGTCAACTCCAACCTGCCATGGGAACTGGTGGACGCACTGTTCGACGGTGTGCGGATGTTCGCCTACGACTACTCGAAAGATCCGACCGTCCTCGATGGGGACGGGTGGCTGCTCCCGAATTATCGGGTGGTGTATTCGTGGTCGGAGCGTTCGGACCCGACGGCGGTGGGGTCGTTCTTGCGCCGTGGTGGTGCTGTGGCGATGGTGACGAACCGTGTCAAGGGTGCTGATGTTCGGGAGTCGGTGATGGTCGATGGCGATCTGTTCCCGATGGTCGATGGCGATCTGTCGGATGACCGTTTCACGACCCCCAGGGGTGTGGTGGTGGATCTGTATGCGAAGGGTGCTGCTGTGAAGCGGACGACCCGTTTCGTGCAGCAACTCTACTGAGTCGAATTATCGACCGATAATTCTTGATGAGAAAGGAATGATGCCGATGGCAGGGGCTATATGCACTGCATGCTGGTTCGGGTTCCTGTGGTTCATTGACTGGAACTCCCGCCGTATTCGTAAGCCATAGTTTCCCCCCACGGGTCGTTTGACACGGCCCGTGGGAGGGTTGTCCTGAGTGAAAGAGAGCCGATATGAACGACAAGATCAAGACCGAATGGGTGAATGCCCTGCGGTACGGGAACTACACCAAGTGCAAAGGTCAGTTGCACCAAACCCTCCCCGATGGGACCGATGCGTTCTGCGCCCTGGGGGTTCTGGGGAACGTGGTCCAACCCTCGTACAGCTACGACGTGTTTGTCGACGCAAACGGCTGCACCCTCTTTGAGTTGCCCTACGAGGTTCAACGCCAGCTTGGGCTGACTGCCGCTGAAGTGAACCTGATCGTCACGATGAACGACGACGGCCCCGACGGGACGTTCGACGTGATCGCCACCTATGTGGAGATGGTGCTGTGAAGCACTACGGAACCCCCAACCAGACCGCCCCGACGGCCGCACCGTTAGCCGCTGTGACCGTGTTCGACCCGTGGCCGTTCATGGACGACTTCATCGACCTGACGGTCGATTGGTCGTACATCGACGGGGTCGGCAGGGTGTGCCGCCCCGACCAGGAACTCCCTACATGGTTCTGCCTGAACCTGGGCAGGGACCGCATCCTCGCCACCGACACCGATGGCAACCACTACGTCACATCCGCCGACGGTCTGGGTGCCTACTGCGCCCTGAACCACATCACCAACCCGCACTCCGACTGAAAGGCCCCATCATGGCAATCCTCAAAACCTCCACATCGTTCCGTTCCACGCCGATGGCGTTCGACCCGTGCCGTGACGCATCCGAAGCCCTGATCAAGGCAGGGTTGAACTACACGGTGAACTCGACACCGCTGTCGCATCTGTCCCCGTTCGACCACCCGTTCGCTGACAAGTTCCATGCTGCTGTCCGTTCGACCGACGGTGCGATCCTGGGTGTGAACTCCAACAAGTTCCACCACCACCAGCCCGAAATGTTGGGTGTGTTGGCTGATGCGGTGATCAAGATCCGCCCCGATGCCTACATCTCAGCGGGCGGTCAGTCGAAAGACGAACGCACCCAGTTCCTCGTCGTCACCCTCGACGGCGAACCGATCGAGGGGCCGCACGGTCGGCACAACCGCAACATCATGTTGCTCAACGGGACGAACGGCAACGCCATGTTGCAGGCGATCGCATTCGACTTCACGTTCCATTGCATGAACCAGTTCCCGCTGATCCGCCAGAACGGTTCGTTCCTGTTCCGTCTGGGCCACACCTGGAACGCCACCCAGGCGATCCCGACAGCGATCACAGCGTTGCAAGACGCTGCGTCAGCGTTCGATGAGTTCGATCGTGAACTCCGCATCCTGCTGGCAACCCCGCTGCTGTCATCGCCCGATGACATGTTCCGACAGATCGTCGGCGCAGCCCCCGTGAAAGAGGGTCGTGGCCTCACCCTGTGGGAAGACCGTCTGGAGTCGCTGCGGGCGGAGTACAACGCCGACCACAACGACTACTGCCACGGCACAGGGCTGGGTGTGGTGATGGCCGCACAAGCCGTCGATGAGCACGGGTCCAAGGTGCGTGGCGGTGAGCGCGATCTTCAGCGCATGTCCCGTGTCATGTCGAACACCTACCCGCTGATGGAGAGGGCGTTGGCTTTGGTCTGACCGACCAAATTATCCACCGATAATTCGGGTGGGGGGAGGGGAGGAAATGGAGATAACCGACCCTCCCCCCACCGTCCGACAGTACACCAACCCGTCCCGAAAGGACAACCTGATGAACCTCACCGTCGTACTGACGGTCGCAGAAGCTGACGCACTTGCGACCACCCTGGGCATCGCCCGAACCAACCTGAAGTCGAAGTCCGAATCGTCCCCGTCATCGTGGGCTGACGGCGCACGCCGTGACCTGCCCCTCATCACCAGCATCCAGGCGAAGCTGTACACGGCGATGGCTGTCTGATGCGAATCAACATGATCGCCCAACTGGAAGAGCAGATCGTCAACCTCGATCTGGCAGGAGATGCCGCACGCAAGTCGCTGTCGTTCTGGAAGAACCTGCGGTACTCGCACTTCGGGTACGACGACGGCACCTACGTCGAGGGGACCGTCATCTTCGTCCTGTGGTCCGCACATGACGAACCGTCACGACGGTCGACTCGCACCTTGCTAAAGGTGTCCGACACCGAATGGACCCTCGACGGGGTCGTCGGCGGATACTTCGACCACACCGACCATCTGGTGTCGGACGGCACCGTGTGGGCCAAGGAGGTTGCTGTTTGCAGCTTTTCGTGAAAGCCCTCATGGCCGACGGGTACGCCGACCTTCGGACTGTCGAACGCATCATGCGTTCGGCAGCCATGAAGGATCTGATCGCCCAGGCCCGCCGCACCCCTGTGGCACGCACCGTCCACCCTGCCGTCTACCAACTGCTCAACGGCCCTGACATTCCCAACCCTGAAGATGGGGTCCAGATGGATCTCGAAACCCTGTGGAGTACAAGATGACTCTCAACACACAACTGCTTGAAGATGTTGCGTTCCAGATCGATCGTGATCCTGGTGCGTTCGACCTGGCCGACTTCTACTGGGTGCCCGAAAGCGCATCGTGTGACGGGACGGTCGATCCGAACGTGTGCGGCACCACGATGTGCATCGCAGGATGGGTCAACTGGCTGACCCGCGACCTGACCGTACCGTTCACCGCAGCACACGCTGCCGACGTACCCCACGCAAGGAAGGCATTGGGGCTGTCCCACGAAGAGGGGCACGACCTGTTCTACGCCGACTACGCATCTTCGGTCTGGGTGCGTGAAGCATCCCGCTACGGGTGGGAAACAGACCAGTTCGTGGGGAGCGAAGATCCCGACACCTCCCTGAGGGAGTGGTCGGAGATCAGCGGCACCCAAGCCGCAGAAGTACTCCGCAAGATCGCCGACGGGAGCATCCGCCTGTGAAGCACCCTGGACTGACCGTCGAAGCGATGACGTTGGAAGAATGGAAACGGATCACCGCCGACCGTGCCCGACCGCTGACCCAAGATCCGATCGGCACCGATAGACGGCGCAGACGGGCCTCAGGGTCATCCGAATAGATAGATGTAATGTCGTCGCACCTGTGCTACGATGAATACCCCTTGTGACCTGCGGTTACATGGTGAGTGCCGACGCCTGTCGGGACGGAAAACCCCGCTTACAGGCCGACTCACCACCATGTAATTGCTGGCACCGACATGAAAGTCCTGGTGACGGCATGAAACTCGGCCCTGTGTGTGTGTGGGTTGAATATATGGAGCGGTCCCGCAACATGCGATCAGCTTCCGTAAAGGCGTACGAAGATACGTTGACGAAGTTTGCCCTGTGGGAGGGTTCACCGCCCGAATGGGACCAGGTGACCGCCGAACACATCGAGGCGTTCATGGGGCGACTGAGGCGTGCTGGTGAGGTCGGCCAGCCCGCCACCCAGGAACGTGATCGGACGATCATCGCCGAGTTCTTCAAGTTCATGGTTGCTAGAGAGCAATTGGCCGACTCGCCATGCTGGAAGGTAAAGCCCGTCCCCGTCCACAACCGTGCCCCGAAAGCGATCCCCGATGGGGTGTGGGCGCGACTGTGGTCGTCGGAGCTATGCGACGACGACCGTCTGTGGCTGGGGTTGGGTTGCTTCGCAGGGTTGCGTCGGCGTGAGATCGTGTCGCTGGACCCGAAGCAGGTCGATTGGGAGCGTGGCATGTTCGTGAACATGGAACGCAAGGGCGGCAAGGAAGAAGCCGTCGAGTATCAAGAGATGGCCTGCCTCATCGGCGAAGGTCTCCCCCGTGTACTCCCCGACCCTGAGCGTTGGCTCAGGATCGTCACGTCGTTCGCCATCATGCGACACGACGAACGCTGCCTGATCACGATGGATGCCCCAACGACCGCCGAAGTGCGGCGCAACATGAGCATCACCGACCCGCGTGTCCCCGACCCAGGTGTGATCAACAAGCGGCTTGCCATTCTGCTTGTACGGGCTGGGCTGGCGTACAACACGTTCAGCCCGCACGCCATGCGGCACACATGTGTGACGAATCTGTTGCGTTGCGGTGTGCCGATCGAGGTGGTGTCCGATGCTGTCGGACACGAAAACATCGACACCACCCGCCGCTATGTGAAGTCTGCGGGTCGCCTCGCCGAATGGCGTGGACACCGATACCAGTAATTTCGCCCGCTCAAGAACAGATCAAGATATGTTCTTGCGAACGCAAATTACAAGCAGGCAAGCAGCCCCCACCCTGCCCGATTATCCACCGATAATCCCGTTGACACGGCCCCGTTCACAATGGGGGGGAAAGGGGGGGCCGCTCATCCCCCATCATCCCGATCACCCCAAGGTGAATCGGGATCGATGAGAACAGTATCCAGTCCACACCCTGAGGTGTGGCCTGGATCTCATGAGGGCGACGACAGAAGCCCCGACCGATGGAAATGGAGACCAGGTTACCCAGCTACTGAATCACGTATCGCCTGTCGTCGCACTCAGCGACGATGAGATCGGGTGCGGCCAGACCGCACACGATCCCCATTGCCTTTGCGATGTGGACATAACTAACCCCGTCCAAGTTCCGCACCTTCAGTTGCGGGACATGTACCTGGGCCGAGAGGTCATCGAGTACCGCGACCTCTGCTCCCCGTTCACCCCCGACAAGCTCCTCACCTTCTTCGCCACTCAGGTGGCGATGAAGGATCACACATCGAAGCCGTACGTCGAACTCCCACCCGCAAGCCCATCAGCAAGGGGATCCAAGTTGCCTGTTTCTCTCCGCGAGTACGTCGGGGAGGAAGCCATCAAGGGCACCCCATCAGCAATCATCCGTGCCGAAGTGAGTCGGTTGTACGGGATTCACATTTCGCCGTCACACATGTCGCACATGAAGAAGCGTCTGGTCCGCAACGGATCGAACCTCTGATGGTTGACACGGGCGGGGAGACAATGAACCCATGAGGATCGAGGAGAACGACGACGGGTCGTACGACGTGTTCGTACGCCAGTCATGGATCGGTGATGCGATCATGTGTCCCGAACGAGGCCGCAACGGCATCGTTCGCCCTGAGTGGTCTACGTCCAACGATCTGACGATCTTGGGGACAGGCGTTCACGCAGGGATCGCAGCCGACCTGGAGGCCAACATGGCTTCAGGTGGCGAGTTGTCGATGGACGACATGGTCGCCGTTGCTGAAGAGGCGATCGAATGGGAGATTGCGAACACGAAGATGCGTTGGGTGAAGCTCACCCGTGACGACATGAGCGCGTTCGTTCCGAAACTTCTCGACCAGTACGTTCGTGGTCTGCGCCCGAAGGTGCAGGGCACGGTCGTTGCGGTCGAATGGGGTTTCAACTTCCTGCTCGACACGTTCGCCCTTCCCGATGGACGGATCGTACGCATCATCGGGAAAGGCACCGCCGACCTTGTGACGAACGGTCCTGTCCCCGTGTGGGATTGGAAGACTTCGTCGCAGAAGTACAAGCAATGGGAGAAGCAGAAGACGGCCCACCAGCCGACCATGTATGCGGCCGCAGCAGTTGCCGCAGGGTTCGCAGAGTGGCCTGTCCGTTTCAACTTCGGGGTGATGGTACGGGGCGGGGATTCGCAGACGATCCCGATCTACCGTGATATCTCCCATCTCCATTGGTTGCGGTCGATGGTCCGCCCGTTCGTCACCACCGCTTTGGCGGTGGGGACCGAACAGCACTGGCCGAAGAACGACACCCACTTCCTGTGTTCCGACACATGGTGCCCGTGGTTCTCCGTGTGCAAAGGCTCCGCTCTCGCACCGCACGACCTGAAGCCCGCCCCTGAGATGTTGTCGTGATCGAACTGCACACCATCCACCCTGACGAGATCAAGTACACGACCACAGGGTTGGCATGCGTGCAGCGTGGCGACGAGTTCATCTTCCTGTCCAACATCCAAGCCAAACGAATTTTCAAGACCAATCCATCCAACGCCCTGGAGGCATTTGAATGACCATCACCCGTGAAGACTCCATCGTCACCCAGGTGGCAGCGAAGATCGGTTCCGACCTTGCGGTCGGAGTTGGCGGCGACATCGACACGATGATCACCAACTTCGTTCTCGCCTTCGACGCTGCGAAGGAAGCGTTGTTCGCCGCACACCAGGGTGACCCTGTGGTCGCAGCAACAGCGATGGTGGCAGCAGCGTTCGCCCCACAGGCGATCGCCGCAGCACCCGTCGCCCTGACGGTCGCAGGCAGTCTCCGCATCGCTGGCACCCAGCACGGTGACCTCCCCGCATGGTTGCTGAAGGGCACCGCCAAGGATGGGGTGACCGAAGTGTGGGACAACCGTGACAAGGCCGTCGGCACGAACCGCCCCTGGTTCAAGCAGGCAGGTGTGCCGTCCGATCAGGCCAAGGGTTACTGGCCGCCGAAGGGAAGCTGACCGTGACCGCCTGGTTCGTCGTCGTCGGGGTGTTCATCACCCTGGCGGCGGCGGGCTGCGCGATCGCAGCCTCCATCTACCACGCGTTGAAGGACTTCTTCGACTGACCCGCAATTATCGACCGATAATCGAAAGACACCGTGACTGACACCGCAACGATTGCTGCACGGTGGGGGAAGCTGGCCGCAGGCGAATCACTCGCCGCACCCACCCCCGCTGTGCCCGAAGCCGCCTTCAACCCTCACGCCAACAAGTACTACAAGCCACTCCCCGACGCAGCCGACGAGTTTGTCCGCTGGGCACAGTCCGCCCACGAACGGGTCTACACAGGGTTCGCCGACCTCGACCGTGAAATGCGTGGCATCGCCCCAGGCGAACTGTGCCTCATCATCGGCTACTCGCACAGCGGCAAAACGCTTGCCCTGCTGGAAATGTTGCGAGCCAACCGTGACAAGCACATCATCTACTTCGTCCCCGACGAACCCCGCACCCTGGTGCTGATGAAACTGGCCTGCATCGTCCACGGTGTCGACGCACAACAGTTGGAAGCATCGATCGCCGCAGGGAACGCAACAGCGATCGAGATGCTCAGGTCAACCGCATCCGAACACTTCCCCACCCTCGCCGTGTTCGATGAATCCATGTCCACGAACGAGATGGACAAGGCGGTCGCCGAAGCGACAGCCGTCTGGGGACAGGCACCCGACCTTGTCGTCCTCGACTACCTGGAACTCCTCCAAGGAGGTGGCGAAGATGTCCCATCCAAAGCCAACACCCTCAAATCGTGGGGTCGCCGCCACGACCTGCCGCTGCTGGTCCTGCACCAGACATCAAGGACCGCTGGGTCAGACGGCAAGAAAATGTCGATCTCATCTGGAGCGTTTGGTGGTGAACAACAAGCGACTCACATCATTGGTGTCCGCCGCAAACGGTTCGACATCCAAGCTCAGATCGTTGAGATCCAAGAGAAAGTGGACCGCGGTACAGCGTCGGAACGACAGCTGGAACGCCTCGATCAGCTCCGATGGGAAGCGAACGTCCACCAATACACCGCCACCCTCAACCTGGTGAAGAACAAACGCCCAGGCGGACGACTCATCGATGACATCGACTTTGAAATCTCCCAAGGCTCAGGACGGCTCACCCGCCTCGCAGACGGCGAACTCCCCGCCGCCTACCTGGCGAACGCACAACAGGCCAACCAGTTCTGATGGCCCCCACCGCCCTCACCCGCGACCTGTACATCAGGCTGTTCCGTGGCCGTGCCGACGCACGCGGCGGATGGGACGGACGATGCATCCGCACCCCCATCACCCCCGCCTCATTCGTCGGACACCTCACCAGCGGTGAACGATTCGGTGTGTACCCGTCATTCAACATCGACGGTGTCGCCCACTGCATCTGGGGCTGCACCGACATCGACCACACCGACGACCCCCAACAAGCACAACACCTTCGCAACGTGTTCGCCTCAGTAGGTGTCGTCGCCCACGTCGAACGGACAGCACACGGGTTCCACATCTGGGTGTTCTTCGACACCCTGATCGCATCATCCGTGGTGCGATCCATGTTCCTCGCAGCCCACCAGGTGGCCGACATTCCACCCACCGAAGTGAACCCGAAACAGACCGTGCTGGCCGTCGGACAAGTCGGGAACTACGTCCGCCTCCCCTACCCGCACTACTACAAGGACGGCATCACCGAACGGTACATGATTGACACCGCGGGTGAGAGTCTGACCCCAGAAGAGTTCACCGAATATGCGGCCACCAACCTCACATCAGGTGACCTGGCGACAGAACTCGCCTCCTACTACATCCCCCCGCCACAACCTGTGGTTGCCGTCGGGGCACCGACATCAGACATGACATCAGCCGCTGCGGCACTCACCCCTTTGGGGAAAGTGATCTGGCGGGACGGCCCCCTTGAAGGAGGTGACCGTTCCTCCAAGTTGCAGCACCTAGTCCACGAATGTGCAAAGGCAGGGATCAACCCTGCCGATGCCCTGATGCTCTTGAAGGATGCAGATCAACGATGGGGAAAGTATTCGACACGGGGGGAAGCAGGCCAGATGGAACTGCACAAGATGCTGGCACGGGTGTACGGGGCGAACGCCCTTACTCCTTCTACCTAGACGGCAAGCCGCACCCCAAGGAGCGGCCACGGGCCACCAAGACAGGCCACTTCTACACCCCGCCGAAGACACAGGCTGCGGAGAAGGCGATCGCCGAAGCGTACGCAGGGCCGAAGTTCTCAGGGTCCGTACGGGTCGAGTTGTCATTCGCCCTGGATGGCACCTCCGTCACGATCACCCCGATCCAACTGATGGAACCGCAGACGAAGCCGTTGCGGGGCGACATCGACAACTACATGAAGACCGTCCTCGACGCGTTGAACACCATCGCATGGGATGACGACATCCAGGTTGTTGCCGTTTCGGCGGTGAAGCTCTGATGGCTTTCGACCTCGACGCAATCACCGCCCTCATGCCCCTGCTGGCCGCCGCCTCAGACGACCTGCTGGCCGCAGAGGTGGCTCTCGCAGACGCAGACCGCGCCTACCAGGAAGCCCGCGGGGTGTTCCTCAACACCGAAGCCCACTTCAACGAGTTGGCCCGCAAAGCATCCCAGATGCTTGGCCTGAATGGGTGACTTCCACACACGACCGTTCGCACAACGCTTCGACGCACTAGGCGACCAGGCTGAAGCGGCGTTCCTTTCACTCAACCCGAAAGCGCACCGCACAGGACTGAACCGCCCACTGTTCTCGATGGCCCGCATGGCAACCAACCTTCGGTACACCCCCGACTACCTGCTCGCTGACGGGTTCTACGAAGTTCAAGGGTTCTCCTCACGGACGAAAGCGGGGAGTCTGAAAACGAAGTTGGAGAAAGCTGACGCACTCCGCACCTGGGGTGAGGTGGGCGACACCTTTCTCTGGGTGTACGACTCGTACAAGAACGAGTTCTGGTGCGCCCCGATCGCCGACTGGTACAACGCGTTCATTCAGAAAGCGTCGTTGGCGGAGTTCCCTGACAACGGGCGCGAGTACTGGGATCTGAAACCGTCCGACTTCCCATGTGCGCCGACACCGATCGAGGTGACAGGTGCTACATGAGTGGCGACACGTTGCAGTCCCCGTGTCGGAAACCGACTTCCTGATGCAACCTGGGATGGAAGTCCCCGACCTGACCGTCACCCACAACAACATCGTTCTCGCAGCGATCGAACAGCTATCGGACCGCCACCGTCTGGTGATCGAAGCGATCTTCTTTGAACGCATCTCCTACGGGAAGTTGGCGACCCGCATGGGGTTCTCAAAACCCTATGTGTGGCGCACCACCAAGAAAGCCGTTGACACGGTCGGGCGCATCATTGCCTCAGACCCCCACATTCTGAAGAGGTATCAGTGAACTACAGCGACAACACCCAACACTCGTACGACAAGCCGTACCTTCCGCCGACCATGCCAAAGGTGGTGGTGCAGTCCGCCATGTCGGGTGTCACCTACAAGGACGTAGCAACAGCGTTCCACAACATGAAGGCCACCGAACGTGAAGCGTTGATCCGCGACGTGCTGTGCCTCATCAAGGTCGGGGATCTGTACCAGCGGACCACCGTCAACGTGCTTGCCCAACCCGTGTGCGAAAGCCTCGACAACGCCCGCACAGCCCTCGCCCTCGCCGCCTCCAACAGGTCGAACCCGACGCTGTCCCGCATCCACTACATCAACGTGTACCCCGACGGCAGCACCAAGACACACCCCACCCGCTATGCCGCCACCAACGCATGCGACGGCTCTGGCCTCACGTTGGAAGTCATCGACTTTGTGTTCACGAAGGAACACCTGTGAACGAGTTCAACCCCAACGAAATGTCCAACCGTGAAACCCTTGCGCTTGTCGTCGCCATCGTCGGATGGCTCGACCAGGTCACCGAAGAACGTGACGTTGCAGGCGAGATCGCTGCGACAGCACAAGCGATCCTCGCCACCTGGGACGCGACCGATGCCGCAGTCCACGACCCGATCCCGCTCCCCGACATCACCAACTTTGATGTGGTGGGCGGATGACCGAAGCAGACCTTGATCAACTCGTCGTCCTACTCCGAAAGCTGAAAGCGCACCTGAAAGCAAAAGGTGCGCCCCTCGCCCTGATGGGAACCATCGCCGACGTACGCAAAGCCACAACCCAAGCCCGCAAGCTTGGCCTGGAGGAATCACCGCAATGAAAGCCATCTCGACACTCATCGCCAGCCTCACCCTCACGTTCTGCACTGGAACCCCACCATCGCCCTCAACCCAATATCACACGATGGCGTTGAAAGCTGGATTCACCGAAGCCGAATGGCCGACAGTGAAATGCATCATCGCCCGCGAATCGGGTGGCAACAGGTTCGCCCACAACGCAGCCGACCCAGGGTTCGGCTCGTTCGGGCTGATGCAACTCAACATGTCACGCGGCTCACAGGGCACCTGGACGTTCTACAAGGCCCGCCTCCATCACAACATCTCCAACCTGTACGTCCCGATGGTCAACTTCACCATCGCCCACGACATGTACATCCGCTCCAAGCGGATGTACGGGTGGGGTTGGCGACCGTGGGGTAGGTGCGGATGAACGGCGACACCTGGCGATGCCCCAAGTGCGCCAAAACGATCGTTGAAGCGGACTGCGAATACACCGAAGCCCTCTGCTCCCGCACAGGAGCTTGCCGTAACACCAAAGGTCACGGCACCCCAATGGAAGTTGAAAGGCGACACCAATGAGAACGTGGAATGACTGTGCCCGAAGATGGCTGGTCGAACTCGATGACACCATCGAGTCGGTCCCCCTCGATGTTGACCACATCGCCCGACACGCCTGGGATCTGGCCGACTCCGTACGCCTCCGACTGGACCCGCCGATGCGGGCGTTCGATTCGGTCGGACAGCTTGCGGCGTACGCACTCCACGCCGAAAACCTGTGGAACGTCGAAGCGATGACCGCCCTGTTGTGCATGAAGCACCACGACTACGGCACAGGGAACATCAACGCGTTCGGCCACGTCGGTGTGGCCGTCCGCATCAACGACAAGGTTGCACGCCTACGGAACTTGCGTCACAAGATGCCCGCCGTCCAAAACGAAGCCACCACCGACACCCTCATGGATCTCGTCGGCTACTCCATCATCGCATCCATGTTGGATGCTGGCGAGTTCAACCTGAAGTTGGTCGACCATGTCAATTAGTCAGATCGAATGGCTTGCCCTGGGGATGGCACACGGGTTCTGTGGGGAACCCGTGTGCGCCTCACACGAATCCCTGTACGACTCCGATGAACTGGACGACTACTGGGATGGGGGCGACGACATCTGCCTGTTCGTGGTCCGCCTAGCGACAGCAGCCCACTGATGGCTGACGACATCACCGACGACCTGCGAGATGTCGCATACGAGACTGATCTGTGCTGGCGTGCCGCCGCCGAGATCGAACGGCTGCGTGCTGCGCTGGATGCCATCGACGCATTGCACCAGCCCAACCAGCGCATCTACTGCTCTGCGTGCTGCGACCGTTGGCCGTGCCGTACCGCCCGCCTACTGCACCCCGAGGAGGCCGACCGTGGCTGACGACATTGTGACCCGACTGCGAGTCAAAGACGGCGTGTACACCGAGTTCTGGCAACAGAAGCTCATGGACGAAGCCGCCGACGAGATCGAACGGCTGCGTGCCGTGCTTGACGCCATCGACGCACTGCACCGACGGGGCATTCTGTACACCAACGCCAGCCTTGCCACGGCCATCTGCTGTGAATGCGACTACGAGTGGCCGTGTGATACCCACATGCGGCTGCACGGCACCGAGGAGGCCACCGATGGCAATCGGATCTGACCCCGAAATCGGCACAACATTCACCCAATGGGGCCACATGGATGTCGACGCACGAACCGCATGGTTCCACCACATGACCACCGTCTGGGGAGCCGACCTGATGGGCGGCTACGGCACCCTCATCCACCCGAACCGTGAACTGTGAACTGATGGTGGCGGTGCCCCGAACAGGGCACTGCCACCGCTGCGGAACCGCACTCGCAGGTCGGCGCACCCGATGGTGTTCCGACCGTTGCGCCCGCTGGTGGAACATCAACCACAGGCCCAATGCGGCCCGCCGTACGGCCCGCTCACAGGCGCGGATAGGCAAAGGCACCTACAGGTGCTGCCACTGCTCACAGCCCACCACAGCCCCAGAGGTGAACCACATCAAACCCTGCCTGGGGAAACAGCAGGTCGACGGATGTCACCACCATCAGAGTAACCTTGAAGTTCTCTGCCATCGCTGCCACGTCGAAGAAACGGGACGGCAAAGAATGCGCGGAGAGTTCAAGTAGAAGGGGGCGGGCCTTGCGGCTCGCCCTCTTCGTCGTACCAGATGATGTTGTCCTCACCCTCGCACACACAATACGAAACCCCGCAGAACGGGGCGTGACCCACTACTTCGGTGCTACCGCAGCGAACCATGCTTCGATCGCTTTCACCGCAGGACTCACATCGTCGCCCAGCACATGGCGCAGATGCCACGGTTCAAACCCTGGGGCACCAGGCGCGGCACCCTCCCAGGAAAAACCGAAGTCGACCGCACGGTCCACAACAAAGGTCCAAACCGCCTTGTTGGAGGTCACCCCCGTCAGATGACCGCCCGTCCAAATGGCAAGATCCGCGGCCAACCCCCAACCATGATTACTTTTTCCTGGGGTGGCGCAAGGGGCGTAACCGCGCTTCAACCAGTAGGTCTTCGTATCCCAGGTGCGGGTGATGAGCGTGCAAGTGAACGGGTTGTAGAACGGACTCATCCGCTGGTTGAACGCGTTCACCTGCGCCGCGTACGAACGGTACGCACCACCAGGGGTGACCGACAAGGTCTGCCCCGTCGCCTGGAAACATGCGAACACCAGACAATCCCAGGCACGCTTCGCATGCGGCTCCAACGAACTCCACCCGTAACCAGGGAAGTACACAGGGGTGAGGTCGGCGGTGCCAAGTTTGCCATTCGTCCCAGGCTTCAGGGCGGCAGGCATTTTGACAGGAAGGTAGGTGATAGCCATCACCAATAGGTCAGGGCGTGACCCCCTTCGCGTTCCGTTTCTGTGCTTGCGCCTCCCGTGCCAGCAACGCCTTCAACCGTGCCAACTCTGCGTCCTGCATCCCCTGCGTCACATGCTTCACAGGCAAACCCCAATAGCCCGCGATGCTGTTGCCCTGACGATCCTGGTAGCCAGCCGACTGCGGATCCACCACCCGCTCCAACTGGGCGACAGGAGGCAACAGGTTCATCAACGCATAGTTGAACCTGTCCGACACATTCGTGTTCCCCTGAGCGTCCGTCGAAGACTGACCCAACAGACCCGCCAACATCTTCACCGCCGACCCTGCAATCGGAATGTTCCCACCAATCGCATTCTGCGGCTTGTCAGAGAACGGGGCACCGTTGTACCACTTCGTCCCACCCGTGACCTCCAACGGCACCCTGATACCAGGGTTGATATACGACATCATCCGACGCACATCACCAAACTCTGCCAACTGCTGCGCCGCCCTGGTGAACCCCACATCAGGAGTCACATACCAATCCTTCGCAACACGGAACCCGCCCTGCTCCCCAATGTACGACGGCACCACCTCACCAGGCCCAGCAGGCGAACCCACATTGCGGATGATCGAGTTGTAAATCGCGAACGGCTTCGGGTTCGCCCACTGCGACACGATCGTCGTCGGCAAGTTACGCGACATCCACATCCAGAACGGGATCACCTGACGCACCGCCATATCGGCAGTACCCACATCGGTGTAATCGAACAGGAACCGCTTCACCCGTGTCGTCGCCGACTGGAAGTCCAACCCCTGACGGGCACCATCGAACCCCAACATGAAACGGGCAGACCCCTCGACACGACCGCCCGCACGACGCGAACCGCGAGTCAACACGTTGTCCGACACCGTATGACCCTTGTTGATGAAGCCCACAAGGGCTTCCTCAACAGCACCGCCACCAGCAGCTTCCATCGAACGAAGAGCGACGATCGCATGCGCCCCCAACTCTGCATCGCGTGCGACGACAGTTTCGGCCCACGCCATCGGGGCCATCCCACCCTTCACCGCTTTCATCATCTCGTTGTACAAACTCAACCCTTGACGCATGTTGCCAACTTCGGCACCAGCAGCGAACAGAGAGAACGTGTTCGACATCGCGTTACGAACATGGAACCCTGGCGACAGCGTCGCGTACGCCTTGAAGAACTTCGTGTACCTGCCGAAGAACTGGTTCAACTGCTTCGCCACCTCAGGCATCTCAGCCCGCTTCACATTCATCAACATCTCAGCCGCAGCATCAGGCATCTGCTTCCCAGGCAGGCCGATCGCCGCAAGCGACGAGAACCCCTTCTCGATGTCAGGGACCAACGTGACCGTGTCAATCCCCTTACCCGCCGCCACATGCGCGTCCACAGCCGCATGGTGCGCTGCGTCAGCCAACAGGTAATCGCCCTCAGCTTTCGTCGCCTGGAAGATGACCGTTGTGATCGGATCGTTCGGATCCAACGTGCGTGCAGCATGCAACGCGTCATCAACCCACAACGACACCTCACCCAACTGGCGGTCGGTCATCGTCTTAGAACCCGCCTTCAACACAGCATCAGACAGACCTGGACCTGCATCGATCAGCGTTTGGGCGTGAGCGATCGTGTTCTCCAACGCAGGTTTCTGCACATCAAGCAAAGTCTTCGCAGTCACGCTGATCTGGTTCACCGCATCAAACTGGGTTTGGGCTTTCACCACCGCAGGTTCCGAACGGGACACAACACCCGTCGCCGTCTTCACCTCACGGGTTCCCCCACGAACCTCAGCTTGCGCCACCCGCTGCGACGACTTGTCCATCGCAGTCTCCAACGCGGTCTGCTTCGCGGTCAACGCCGCCTGCTCCTTCGTCATCGACCCGACAGCCTTCGTCGCATCCTTCCAAGCCTGATGGGTGAGTTCAGCCGCCGACTGTGCCGTCGACAGCTTCGCAGCCAACTCAGGGTCCGCCACATGGGCCGCATCGACCATGTCATGGGCGTGAGCGGCAACAGCACCAGGGTTCGCGAACGCATCAGCGGCAGCGATCACATTCATGTCAGACGAAATCTTGTCCAACGCCGCCAAATGCTGCGCCTCAGGTGACGACTTCCACATCGACCCGATCGCAGCAGAACGTGCAGCAGGAAGCTGGGCATCCTGAATCACAAGATGATTCAAGTTCATCCCACTCTGGAACCAGGCAGGATCCGACCCGTTGCCATGCACCAAAATCCGCATCTTCTCCGTAGCCGAATGCAACGTCGCAGGATCGGCGGTGACCGCCTCCCGCTCCAACACCTTGATCCGCTTCTGGAAATCCCCGATCTCCTTCTGCGCCCCAGTGATCACATTCTCCCACCCCGCACGCTTCACAGGATCCATCGGCACCGCACCATTCACCCGTGCCCGCGCATCCCGCTCCATGATCCCAGTCGCATGATCGATCTTCGCCTGGGCATCCGCGATGCCCTTGTCAACCACCTCGATGCGCCGCGGAATATCCGTGGCCGCATACTCCGTACCCGCAGCCGTCCTGAACGGTCCACGACCCGCACCATAAAGGGCATCATTCTCAGCCCTAGAGAAGATCAGCGGATCACCGTTCTGCAACGTCACAGGCGTGAACCCGTCCGCCTTCACAAACCCGTTCACACCCGACGGGGTTTGCGCCGCCGACAAATCCACACCCGCCATCTCCAACATCGCCCGATGGGTTTGCTCATCAGCCAACGCCTTCGCATGAAACACAGGGTTCTCAGGGTTCTGCGACAAACGCTGCTTCGCTTCCGTCGCCAAATCCAACCGCTTCCGCGCCACATCCGACAACCCTGCTGTCGCCGCACGCAACTCGCCCTCAGGGATCTGCTCCATGAACTTCGACGCATGATCGACCAACAGTGCCGCATACTGCTCCGACGACAAACCGTCATTGATGATGCTGTCCAAATGCTTCAACATCGTCACAGCTTCGGGTGCTGCGCCATCGGCGGCAGCGGCCGCAGCCCACACAGGCCGATACTCGCGTGCGATCTTCACAGCCAACTGTGAAGTCGCATCATGGGTCAGGATCCCCCCGCCGAACGTGAACTGCTGGTTCGACAACATGCGGAAACGCTTGTACAACTCTGTTTGCACAGCAGCTTCGGTTTGCTTCATCGCATGCGTCAAGTTCGCCGCAGCACGATCCAAACGGACACCCGTCGACTCGTAGCCCGCATGCTCGATCGCGGTCACCGCACCCGCCCACTGCTGGGCGCGTGTGGTCTTCTCACCAAACTTCTTCAACCCCGCCTGATAGGTGAACACCTCACCACCAGTCGGCCACCGACGCTTCTCGATCGCAGCCTGAAGGTACGTCATCTTCGCCTTCAACTCCGCCAACGTCCCCGTCGGCATCTGGTTCGCAGTCTCCGTGGCCTGCGCCCATGCCATCGCCGCTTCAGCCTCAGCGGGTGAACCGCCAGACTTCGTGACCGCCCCACCCAAACCTGCCTGGGCGCGTTCCGCTTCCGTCTTCCCAACGAAAGCGGCCGAAGCCGCTTCCGCCGATGGCGTGGTCGACATCTCAAACACAGAGTGTGACGCTGCGCCGTTGGCGGCAGCGGCAGCAGGGTCATAGCCGAGGATCTTCGCCATGTCCCCCATGACCGCCTCATCGACAAGACCCTGATCGCCTGAGGTGGCGATCAACTGATCGAGCCGCTTCCGTGCCGCAGACAGTTGCACATGCCGTTCAGCGAACACGGTGATCTGATCGGCGATATGCGGGGCAGATCCCCGAATCGCAGCCTGCTGTGAACCCGTAGCGTTCAACGATGACACATCGGCAGCGTTTACACCCATGCCCCTGGACTGTGCGGCGACATCGGCGGCGGCAGCGATCTCGCGCTGCGCCGACGACAACGACGAATCCAAGTTCTGGCCCGCGACCGTCAGTTCCTCATGCAACAACCCGACATGCTCAGGGAGGTTCCCACCGAAGAACCGTTCAGCATCAGACCGCAGCCACAACGCTGAGGTCAGCCCGTCGACAACATCATGCTCACCCATCTGGATCGCCGTGCCGATCGCATTGAAGTGATCGGTCCGTGAGAAGGATTGGACTGCGTCAGCAGACACCTTGCCGTTGGTTTCAACACGATGCCACCACGGTGCCGTCTTCGACTGGACAGTGATGAACGCGTCCGCATTGCCCGACACCCCAACCTTCGCAGTCGCATGGGACATCGACTGCTTGGAAGCATCACCCGACGCAACCTTCTGCATCGATTCCAGATTGGCCCGATGCTGCTTCACACTCTTCAGATCGGTCGGGAACTTCAACTCCCCACCGTTCACAATCGCATCCCAGTTATCGCCGATCAGAATGTTGTAGTTCAACGGATCCTGCTGCTTCGCAGCCAACGCCGTCGCCTTATCACCCACACGGGCAACCTCAGCTTCCAACACCTTCGCAGCATCCTCAGCCGCCACATCCGCCGCACCAACAACCGCATCGAACGCACCCGTACGGGCCTGCAACGCTGCCGCCGCAGCCGCATGCGCCGCCACCAGCTTCGGTTCCAACGCGTACAACTCCTGAACCACACCCTCCCATTGGGCGACCATCGCCTGCGCTGGTGCAGGAACCTCCCCGCCCATAAAGATCGACTGCAACCGCGCCTTCGCCTCCTCCGCCGCAGTGACCGCATCCGACAGATGCGCCCTCGCACCATTCAGCACCGACTCCGACTTCGCAGCCTTCACCGCAGCCGACTCCGACACCTTCGTCAAATCACCCAACGTTGTCGCCGCACCAGCACGCATGTCACGAACACCACCCGCAGCTTTCGACAGGCTGTCCTTCACATTCGTCAACGCCGCCTTGCGGGCGTTGTCGGCCTTCACCATCACATTCTTCGCATCCGCCACGTTCTGAGGGTCAACAACATTCAGAACCGAATCCTTCATCATCACCGCATCCAACAAACCATGCTCGTTGATGTCCGCCAACCGCGCGACCGTCCCCATCTGCGCCCCATACTGGGCGGTGTACGAATCCAACACGTCGATCAGATCGGTCTTGAAGAACTCGCCCTTGAACCCTGCCGCCTCAGCGATCTTGTTCAACGCCTCCGTAGAGTTCGCATCCGCCGCAGTCAACTTCACACCGAAGAACGTCGAATCCTTCTGCAACACCCGAGGATTGAAAATCGACTCCGCACCCACAGGGTTGTTGAACGTCGCCGCCAACTCCTTCGCATACGGCTTCCCCGACATCACATACTCCGTCGCATTGTCGGTCAACATGTGCGGGAAGTAGCCGCCACGCATCTTGATCGAAGAGGTCGGGTCGATGGCCGCATAAGCGTCCTCGACCTTCCCACCCCAACCATCCAACAGAGCTTTGTAACTGTCAGCGAACGTCTGCTCTGCGGGCGACGACGCAACCCCGCCCTCGATCACCTTGTACGCAGTCCCACGGAACGAAGCCAGTTCAGCCTTGCCATGCTGCTCGATCGCACCACGCACAGCCAACTGGCCTTCGGTGTGATACTGGGCTGCCGCGGCACGCTCAACGTCACGCGACGTAACGATACGGATCGCCAGGTTCTGCTCAGTTGTGGCGACCTTGCCCGCAGCAAGATCGACACGCAGATCCCGATAGTCGTTCGGGGTGAACCCACGCTTGAACGCCTCAACCAGTTTGCTGTCGGAAGCTGCCAGACGCAGCTTCGCCAGCGAACCCTCAGTCATGTCAGCCAACGCCCCAGTGCCAGGGATGCGGACACGGGGCAGACGGGTTTTGAACATGTAGAACCCGCTGCGTTCCAAACCCAGACGGCTCACATCTTCAGCGGTCAGAGCCGCCCGACCCATCTTCGCCGCCTCAGCAGCCAACCCGCCGATGCGAGCCAGTTCGGCTTCCGAATGAACCCCAACCTTCGCAGAGTCCGCGACCAGACGGGCCAGGTTGAACCTGCCCGCCTGCCCTGCGAACTCATGAAGCCCATGCAAACCCACATAGGTGAGCGGATCGAGGGCAACATCGCCAACCAGACCGATCGCCCGATCAACCCACTTGTTCCCTGTGTGGATGCCCAGACGACCGAACCCGAACGACTGGTCTTGCACCTGGGAAGCGAAGTCACCGAACGACGCGCTCTGGCCGTCCCTGAACAGATCGGACCCTTCCTTCACCGCAGAGATGATGACCCGACGGGGGATATCCAACACCGACAGCGGCTTCAACACCGCCTTGACAACACTGTTGCCCAACACATCGCCAACAAACCCCTTCCAACCGCCAGGGTCAGGATGGGGCTGGTTCGGGGATGATGCCGCACCACCGTTCGGATGGGAGGCCCGATAGGTGTTCCAGATCGCCAACGACGGATCGGCGGCAGGTGGCCGCGGCTGAGGGGTCAACGCCTGCGACAGCGTCGTGACCCCCCCGCCCGACGGCTTTGAGGGTGCGAGTAAGTAGCCAACGGTGACGGTCATCACCAACCCCCCGTTTCGTTACCCCAAACCGTTCTGCAACATCGACATCAGCCTCTGCTTGATCGCATCCTGGTACGGGGTGCGGTTCGTCCACTGCGGAGTTAGGAGCGTTTGCATCACACCAGACATCCGTTCCTGCGCCTGCAAATGGGAAGCCCCCGAGTCGTACGACGGGCTTGACCGCCGCCGCCCCGACGACGTGCCCCCCGATGACGACTGCCGATCCATCCGATCGGCGGTCTGCGTGATCTGCGACTGATCCGACTGGTTTGCATGAACATGCACCCCGCCGTCCACGTTCTGGTTCAACACCGTATGCAACGACTGGATCTCCTGCGGCGTGTAACCAGCAGCCTTCAACTCCTGCACAGGCATCGTGTCAATGTTCACCCCAAACTGGTTCGCAGCCTTACGGTGCTTCACGATGATCTCCGCAGCAGCCCAGGTTCGCTGCGACGACTTCTCGCTGGTGTCCTTGTTGTTCCGCAACGCATCAGAGTTCCTGATCAGGTCGCGAGCATGTTCCGTACTCACACCCCTGAACGAAGACGGCATCGAAGCCTCACCCGTCGCAGCCTGACGGGCATCCGACGCACCCTGCACCTGTGCCGTATGGGTTGCCGCAGGATCAGGGGCGTTATCTTGCTGGTAGTTCATCGCAGCCGAATGAGCTACGTCATACTTCTGAGATGCCGCAGCCAGATTCTTCTGCTGCCACGCCTCCATCGGAATCGTGTCCTGCGTGTACTGCTCATTCGGGTTCGGGAAACCCGCCTTCGCATACATGTCAGGCTCCGCCTTCGATGCAGCCAACGCCGCATCCGACGCACCCTTCCGCTCATACGCCGCCCGCGCCGTCTGATTATGGGCGTACTCCGAAAACATTGCTGCGGCAGCCGAAGCTGCGGCAGCAGGATCCTGGCCCGCATCATTGATCAACATGTTCCCAGCTTCCAACTGAGATAACTGGCCGCTCTTCACCCCAGCAGCCACAGCCTGAATCGTCGGATCAGGCGAAGCCGCATAACTATCCAACGTCGGCCACATCTCCTGAAACGGAGGAGCCTCATACGGGGCTGCGGCAGGGGCAGCCTGAAAGTTGCCTGTCGCCGCGGCGAACTGCGGATCGAACAACATCTTGTAGATGGCATCCATGTTGCCCATCTGCTTCTTCTGGTTCCCCAACCCCTGCGACTCCGTCACATACTTGTTCGGGTTCACACCAGCGTTCGCCTGACCCATCAGATACTGCATCATCTGATCGATCGTGATGCCGTTGCCATCGGGCGGCGGCATCAGAACTTGATCCCAAGCTTCGTCAGGTCTGCACCCGAAGACACTGCCATCTGAAGAATCTGGGACATCAAAGCATCCTTCCGCTTCTGCTCACCCGAAGCCACCTGGGCCTGATAGAGCGAGTTCTGGTTTGCCAACGCCTGATGGAACGCTGTCCCCGACGTATGCGCGTCAGCCAACTGACCCTGGTGGCCGTTGTTCCACGCTTGCGTGGTTTCATTCAGATGCTGCTGCTGGGCGTGCTGCATCTGCGAACCTGACGCTTGCAACAGCTGATGGAGGGCATCCACCCCAGAGGTGGCTTGCCCGCCAGCGGACATGTACTGGGCCATCGGGTTTTCTGCGACGACAGGAGCGGCGGCGGACATGCCTGCGTACGGGTTTTTCTGGCCGTTCAGCAGGCTGATCAGATCGTTGATCGCATGCGTACCTGTGTTCGTCGCCTGGGCGACAATGTGGTTCAGGTTGTTTGTCAGCCCCTGGTCGGGGTGCTTCTGGTATTGGGCGTACAGCGTTTGGAGTGCCTGGATCTCTGACGGGGACGCAACGTGCCCGCCACCCCCGCCGCCGCCACGACCTCCGCCACCGCCACCACCGCCGCCGATGCCGCCGCCGATGCTGCCGCCGAGTTCAACACCGCCGCCCTTACCACCGTTCGCCATGTTCATGTTGGCACCCTGCCACTGGGCGTACGCGTTGTAGTTCTGGCCTGGTGCCGCGCCAGGGTGCAACTGTGACTGGAAACCTGCCTCGCCCTGAATGCCCTGGTCGTACAACCCGTAGGCCGCACCGCCAGGTAGCCGCTCAGGCATGTCGGCGGTCCCCACATAGTGAGGGAGAGTGCTGGTGTGAGTCGGAGGACGGTACGGGACCGCATCATGAGTACCAGATGGGCTGGCGGCAGCGATGTGTTGGGTCGAAGCCGACCAGCCGTTCGGGTACGGGACAGGCGAAGGCCAGTACCCGCCACCGTTCGGCCCATTGTTCTTTCGCTTTGCCATCTATGCCCCCAGGAACGGTTGGAACTGCTGCAACTGAGCCGCAGTGTTGAGAATGTTCTGTTGCTTCTGATACGCCAAATCGGCAGCAGTCGACTGGTAAGTCGCCTGCGCGTTCGTATCCGACAGCCCGTACTGGCGCATCGCCTCCATCAACGAATCGTTGATGTCCTGACGGCCCTGCATCCACTTCGACGCATAATCGTTCGTCCCACCCACAGCGATCCCAGAGTTCTGCAACCCGCGACTGGCGTAATGGGAACCCAACTGTTCAGTCCCATTCCCCATCCCACGTTCCAGATCGGCCAGATTGCGGGTTCCCCGCTGCTGCGACAGGAAACGGGAATACGCGTTCTGCGACAACGTCGCATCACGCGTCATCTGCGCGGAACGAAGCTTCGTTTCATAAGGGAGCGCAAAATCTGCGTAGGTGCCAGCCATCACCAACCGTCCAATCCGTTGTCTAGGAAACTCACGTCAGGTTGATCGCCTCAGCGGACACATACCGCATCGTCCACACCGCCGAAGCACCCGTATTGATCGAGATCCCCGCAATGCTCGTCGCAGAGTTCGTAGCGAACGAGGTTCCAGACGACGTGGATTGCCCAATCCCCCCAATGTTCGCAAACCCTGTGGTAGCCAGGTTGTGGTTCAACTGGAACGTCCACCCGAACTGGCCGACCGTCGGGCTGTTGTTGTAGAACACGACCTCGATGATCACCTGGGCCGAATCGGCAACAGCGGTCTGAACTGGGCCTGTGAACTGAAACACCTGGGCATCAGCGACCGTCCCAGCCGTACCCCACCGCATCGTAAAGATCGGTGCCGCAGTACCAGCCGCGGTCTTAGAAATACCAAACACCCACTTCAGCAACGTGCCCGCCTGCTGCCTGCCACCAGGCGTAAGGTTGGAATACGTCACATACGTGTCAGCACCCGACGGCAACGTCTGCACCGCAGCGTTGATCGAGTTGTACAACACAGGTTTCGGTGGGACCACAAACGTCGCATCCCCACGCAAAAACGTGGTCGTCGTCCCAGGCGAAGTCAACGTCCCCACATTGCCCACACCAATGTTGCCACGGGCCGTCGTGGCTGTAGCCGTCAACTCCGACAAGTTGTTCGATGCCAACAGGTCACCACCACCAGCCAACGTCGCCCACGACACACCATTCGATGCCACAGGATCAGCTTTCAAAAACTGGCCTGGCGTACCCACAGGCACACGGGTCACAACCGCAGAACCAGTCGCCGCGAACAAATCACCCTTTGTCGTCGCCACACTCTTCTGCACCGCACCATCGGCAGTGGTGCCCTGCGCCGCTGTCGCATACGCGGTGGCGTTAGTGGTAGCGGCAGTACCCAACCCCAAGATCGTGGACACCTGTGCGGCAGTCAAATCTTCGACGTTGCCCGTGCCCGCGGTCGCCCGACCCTTGATCTGAGATGTTGCCATCGTCGCAAGTTTCGCGTTGCCAACCTTGTTCGCCCCGACTATCGCACTGTTCGCCCCACCCGTGAGGTCGCCACCCATGATGATCGGATCCGAACCAACGTCCGAGTGCGTGCCCACATGGGCGGTCGGGGTTCGCGCGTTCGTCATGCGGGAATCGTCGCCCGCAGCGACGGTGCCCGCCGTCGTACCGACAGCCAACAAAGCTGCCCCGCCCAAACCCAACACCGTACGACCCTGCGTTGGGGTCAGATCCTCGACGTTCCCTGTGCCCGCAGTCGTACGGCCCTTGATGGTCGCCGTAGCGATCTGCGCCAACTTTGTGTTCGACACAGCATTCGTGGCGATAACGGCACTGTTCGCACCACCTGTCAGATCACCACCCATGATGATCGGATCCGTACCAATGTCTGAGTGGGTTCCCACATGCGCTGTGGGGGTTCGTGCGTTCGACAGGCGACTGTCGTTACCGACCGTCACCGTCGTCCCCGTGGTGCCCGTTGGGATCTGAGCGATCGGCACCAACACCGACGCATCCAACGACGCATACCCTGAAGCCGCACCCTTCGCGGATGACAACTGGTATTGGGTGTGGTCGTTGCCAACCGTCAACCCTGTGAGCGCGCTGTGAGCCGTCACACCACCACCGCCGCCACCTGGGATGGCGGCGATCGAGTTGTCCACATACGCTTTGATAACAAAGAGCGCACGTTGGATCGATGGATCCAACGGGGGCAACTTTAGCGACACCATCAGATAAACCAGGTTCCTTTGGTGGTGAAGGTGCAGGCAATCTCGTCCCCCACAGCCCACAACCACGGAAGGTTCGTACTGAGGGTGTATCCGTCAGCGTTGCCCGAATACTTCCAACCGTCTACAAAGAAGTGGGTTGTATCCGAGAGGTACACCATTGCTGGGTAGGTCTTCGAGGCTGACACATCGGTGATCACCGCGTTGCCCATATTGCAAGACCATGAAATGGTCGCCGCAGGGCCATCATCGTTGTATCCCGTGGGGAAGGAGCAAACGAACCCGCCCGACGCTGCCATCGCGGGGGATGTACCCAGCTTCAGCACCATCTGAATGGTCAACATCCCACCATCTAGGCCACCTACATATTGGTAGGTCGCAGCCTTCGTCGGGGACGTACCCAGGTTGTGGTTCGTGACCGTCGGGGTATAGAAGCCACTCGCGTTCACCATGTACCAAATGGTGCTAACATCCTTGATCATCGTGTTCCCTGTGTCCGATTCGAAAATCATCTGGCCGCGAGTCGCGGTAGCTGGACGGGTTGTCGAGGTGTACGTCGGAATCATCCCGCGCTGCGCGTCCACATAGCTCTTGCGTGACAGATGGTTAGCGACCGTCGGATCCGTTGACGGACCCGACGGCACAGCAGTGAACGCGATCGACGCATCCCTCTGGATAGCTTCCGTGTTCAAAAAGTTCACAAGGTTCGTGAAGTTCGTGTTCACCTGGGTTGCGTCAGCGTTCGTCGCGTTCGTGAACGTGTTAGTAACAGATGCGGTAGCCATCAGCCCCTGATCTTTCGTGGGTTGTACTTGTACGAAATTGAGTTCACGCCCCACGGTTTCCCGCCTGGGCCTTTCACCTTCAACTGGATCGAGCGGGCCAACCCCAAGTTGGACCCTCGTTCAAACTGGGCACCCGTCGCAGGCGCACCCCATGCCGCTTCACCCCAACCGTTCAAACCGTCAGGTTCCGCAGCCGTCGCCTGCCACAACATCCCCGTCGGTGCCGCCGTCACGTTCACCAGGAACGTCCGCTTCACCAGCGACTCCTCCCAATCGTGGAACGCCTCACACGTCAACACCGTCGTCACCGACGGCTGATCGACCACCAGGTCAGGTCGCCGCCACATCTTGCGGGTCGACACATTCGACGCGTCATGCCACCTCGTCACATAGTACGAAGCAAAGTTTGTTGGCGTACCAATGTCATCCTGATAGACGTACGGCTGATCGCACTTCAACACATACGGCTCAGTCGGATGGCAAGCCAACGTCGTGCGACTGTTCGTAGAGTTCACAAAGTCGCACCCAGGGCCGAACCCGCCGCCAGTCGCCAACGCATACTTCGTCCACGCCCCACGCTTCCCGATCGTCGGATCCAAAACGTAAGTGAACGACGCGGTTGTCGATGTCGCCTGCGGGATTGACACCCACAGCCGCCTATTCACCCATGCAAGATCAAGGTTCGTGATCGACGTTTCCGTCACCTGCTGCGTTTGGATCAGCGGTTGGATCGACATCCCCACGTTCGTGATGCTGGTTCCGTCCAAACGGAACACACCATCAGGCCATGAGAAGAAGTAGATCCCCGCCTCTGTTGCGACGACAGCACGCGGCGAGGGTGTGCCCAACGTGTCCGTCACCCGTTGCACCACGAACGTGTCCGTGTCGATGCCCAACAGCATGTGAACCGAACTCTTCTTGAAGATGTACAACGCACCTTGGAATGGGATCAGAGCAGTGATCCCTGACCCGCCGTCGACAATGTCGATGTAGTCGAGCGAACGCCACGACTCTGGGAACCCTTCATGGGAGAAACGGATGCGGTTCGGGTAGGTGACCGCATCCTCGACGGTTGAGGCGACGAACATGCGGTTCGCATGGGCGGCGATGTGGTCGGACTTTGGCGCATGGGTGCCTGTGGGGGTGCCGTACGTTTCCTGCCATGCTGCGGTCGCTGACGCGGTCAGGGCCGTCTTCGTGGTCCCATCCCATTTGTTGACCACACCGCCGTTCCCGCCTGCGACGTACACCCGTTCCGATATGCCAGACCATGCGGCGAACGAAGCCCCGTGGGCTGCGGTCGTCGCAATGGTCGTATCGGTAAACGTGGTTGAGCTTGCGTAGTACACCTTTGAGTTGGCTGCGACAAACAGTTGCGAGCTTGGGCGTTCCCACACCCACAGCTTCTTCGGGGTGAACGTGCCCGCACCCAACGCCCCAACCGCTGACGGGTTGAGGCGTGTGACACCGCCACGCATCCCGAACCCGCCACGCGGATCGATGTCGACGTTCAGCATGTCGGGCGACTCGTCCAACCCAAGTTGGAACGGGTCGGCACGCAAGTTCAGACCGCCCACAAAGCTGTCCGTGCGAAGAACTTTGATCTGGCTCATTGCGGGATCGTCTTGTTACGGAACCGATCCCAGGTGCGACGGTAACCGCCATGAAGGATGAGCGCACCCGACTGGGGAAGACGCATCGCTTCCCCACGGGCCATCGTGACGGCCTCATCGAACGAACGGCGGTACAGGGCAGCCTGCTCAGGATCTTCCTGCAACTGGTACATCATCGCTACGACGTAGTAGACGAGGGCGATGTGGAACGCTGTGTCAGCGTCACATTCGACGGTGTCCGACGCAGTCCAGTTCACAGGGTTGCGATAGGCGCGGACACTCATCGAGTAGGCGGCATCAGGGGTGGGCCACAGGTAGATCGACGTACCCCACTTCGACCAGTTCTGCGGCACCCCAGAAGTGGTGCCGTACCAAACATCTTCAGCGGACTGGTGACCGCACCATGTCAACCGACCCGACACGTCGTCGTCATGCAAGATCGAGGTGATCTCCTCGATGTCACCAACACCTGACAGCGTGTACGCCTGGGTGCCTGCGATGGCGGTCAGCGTGTACGACGCTTCCAGCCACGGCCAACGGCGTTCCAGCGACATCAGTCGCAGGTAGCCGTCCTTGATGTAGGTGTTCAGGATCGAGTCCGTCACATCGGTCACATCAAGATCGGTGATCGTGCGGGCCATCGTCCGCATGTCCAGCAGGTTCACGCAGTCGCCTTATCAGCCGACTTCTGATGGCCGACACACAGGTCGCCATCCTTCAACGAGCGGGCACCACAGGAGTTCTCGTTCGCCTTACAGAACCCTTCCCGCGGGTCAGCGAACGGCATCCCCCCAGGGGGTGCTGGTTCGCACCCTGCGGGCATCAACGTCGTGAACTCGTTGGCGGGTACGCCGTACATGGAATGGGTGGGGACAACGGTGCGGCTCATCATCTTCTGACCGTTTCGTTACCCAACGCAAAAGGGGAGGGCCGAAGCCCTCCCCCCTCACAACCTTCCTTGCGGATCAGGTCTTCGCGGTCAGCTTGCCCAAACGGACGCGGTTACGCACCGTCAGGTTGCCGTAGCTCAGGATGAGCGAGAACCGTGCATCCTGCGAATCGGGACGCTGGAACGGGGTTTGCTGCAACCACTTGCCCGTCAGACCCACCAGACCCAGGTACTTGGAGTTCAGGTAGTACATGACACCTGCGGTGCAACCTGCGTCGAACACCACGGGGGCACCCTTGAACATCAGGTTCTGGAAGCCCGCAGCAGCGGTCTTCGTGTCCGAGTAGCGAAGGTTGCCAACAAGCAAACCTTCATACTTCTCAAACAGTGCCTGCGAGGTCAGGATGAGGTCGGGGTGGTCGTTGCCCTTCGACACCGTGTTGTAGCCCGTCGTCATGATGGCCTGCGTCAGCGCGGTGGCCGTCGACTCCTTGTACGACTTCCACCAGGTGTTACCGACGGCGGTCGAGTCGATGTTGCCGACAGTACCCGTGTTGTCGATCAGGTTCGCAAGGCCGTTCATGTCCTTGGAACTGTTGCCCGTGCCATCACCGAACCACATGGTGTTGAAGCCCTCTTTCGCGGACTCTTCGGCCTGCATGATCTTCGCTTCCAGCAGGTTCAGAACTGCGGACTCGCCGCTGTTCTTCGCCTCATCGATGCCCGAGATCGCGATCGAAACAGCGTACTGCTTCCAATCGAACTCTGCGGCAGTGATGCCTTCCTGCGGGGTCAGCGGCACCTGGTCGAAACCAGAGTACGAACCGACAGTGTCGTTCTGTGCGTAGATGAGAGGCTCCACGATCTTGGTGCCACCGTTCTCCATACGGATGCGGTTGTTCTCCAGCAGGTACCAGGACAGGACGCGATCGGTGAAGATGTTGTCGGTCAGACGCTTCTGGTACTTCGCCATCGTGGTCGACAGCATTGCGTCGAAGTTTACGTTGCCAGGCATGAGGGTTCACTCCTTCAAGGGGTGTAGAGGGGTATTAGCCGCCGTGCGACTTCTTGGAAGCCGCCCATGCGTCACGGATGGAAAGAATCGGGCCGTCATCGTCGGCCTGATTGTTGGCGGCACTAGAGCCACCAGCCACGAACGAGGCGTTCCGCTTCGCTTCTGTCGCCGCAACCTCCGCAGCCGAAGCTGTGGAACGTGAATACACACGGTCAAAGGCGAGAGATTTGAAAACCCCTTCAAGATCGGTTGTCTGAGCGGCCATAGCTGCGGTGACAACATCCTGGGGGTTGAACTCGTCCCCGTACTTGGAGGTCAGACGCGACAGTTCTGCGTCCAACCGTTGTGATGCTTGGGCATCCTCAAACGACCGAAGTCGGGCATCGAGGCTGCTGTACCGATCATCCGACGGTGCAGGAGAATCCCATGAGGGTGGCTCTTCCTGTTCCTGCGGTGCGGTCCCAAAGTTCACGTTGTGCGTACGGGCCAACAGTTCCAACGTCCCCTTCGGGTCCGTTTGGAGTGCGGCACGGATAGCGGCAGCGAACTGGACATCACTTGCGTTCGCCTGCGTCTTGCGTGTGTAGTCCGCTTGACGCTGGTATCCCGCAGCAGCTTCCGACAGCGGAACCTGAAGTTCTTCCCCATCGACCTTCACGGTGATCAGGCGACCACCGAACTCGTCAAGGTTCAGAAACTCTGGGGCTGCGGTTGCGTTTCCATCCGACGTTTCGGGTGATCCCTCAGGGATTCCTTGCGGCAGACCTTCATCAATACCCTCAGGCATCGTTGCTCCTTGTTAGAGAGTCCCGTCACGGGTTGCTCTTCAACAACAGCTCCTGCCGTTACCCACCGCCGTTGACCGCAGCATGGGCTGCGGACAACTGGGCCAGAAGGGCAGGCGGAATGTTCCCCATCGGCGACCGACCAGCGGCTGGTCCCATCGTCGGCGGTGCGGCAGAACCTGGTGGCCCAGGCGGCACCGACCCAGGCGGTGGCGGCTGCGGTTCCATCTGATCCTCCGCAGGGTTCTGGTTCGCTTCAGCCCCCGCCGCATCTTCCTGCGGGTTTGCCTGCGCCATGAAACTGCCAGGATCCTTGATACCGAACCCGTCGCGCAACACCTGTTCCGCCACCTTCTGCGGGTTCACGACACCGCTCTGGATGAACGGGGCCATCGCATCCACCAGTTGGAGGGCGGTCTGACGGCGGAACGATTCGTTGTTCGGTGCGGTCGAACCGCCAACAACATCGAAGTCGAACTCGCCCGCAATGTGATCCTTGTCGAACTTCACCCACACGGGTTCAGAGTTCGGACCTGTGAAACGGACAACCTGTTCCTTCGTCATGTACTGCTGGGCGAGAGCGATGAGGTGCTTCGCAACCTCAGAGATCGCCGCCTCGATGATCGCCAGCTTGTCCGCCGCACGGGCGTTCGACGCGTCCTGCACAATCGATGCTTCGGTGGCGGTGCGGCGGATCTCAGGGAGCGCACCCCGCTGATATTCGGACACACCACTCACCTGTTGCATGTCGGACTGGATGATCTGCGACTGGTTGTAGAACTCTGGCGGGGAGATGAGCGACGGGAACTGGGCGACCGAATCACCCAACGGCTGGTCGCCTTGGACGGGGACCATCGTGTTGTCGTTGTCCGACTCCAAGGCTTCACGGCCTTCGGAGTCGAACCTGTCCTTGCGGTACAGGTATTTGCGAGCGAACTTCTTTCGATGGTTCATCATCTGCGTACGGGTCTCATTCAACTCGCGTTGAAGAGGCTCGATCGCTTCCAGGTCACCGATCGGGTAAAACTCGTCAGGCACGTCGTAGTTGCGGATCATCGTGAACGGGTGACCGAACGCGTACGGCATCTGGGTTGGTGCGATCAGGAAGTATTCGCATTCGCAGAACACGGATACCGTGTTCCGCACCAGGTCGTAAAACTCCCAGACCTCAACGTAATCCTGCTGCTTGTCGTACACCTCTTTGGTTACGCCGTCGATCGAGTTCTTCTTCCACGCCTTCGGTGCGACGACAGCACGGGCGTTCGCGGCGTACCGCTTGTCCGCTTTGACGGTGCGGAGCGGGCGACGGATCCGTTGGGCAATCCAACGGATGTCAGCCATCGAGGTTGCGTCGGGGTCTACGAACATGTCGAACGGGGACACACGGTCCACGAACGGGCGGTCTTCCAACACGATCGTGGAGGTGTCAGCGACGTTGTCGATCCCAGGGGTGTTCGACCCGTCGCCCTCGATGATCGCCGACCGTTCCACAAACTTGTACCCCGACTTCAGCCAGCCGTGGCCGACGATCAGGAAGTCCTTCACCGCGCGACGGAACTGGGGCTTCACCTCATACCGTTTCCACCACTGGTTGATCACCGCTTCGGTGATGATTGCCTGTGGGGCCGCTTCAGGCCAGACGGCGTTCACCGCGATCCGCGGGTTGTTCACGCTCACGGACGGGGCGATCACGTTCACGGTGGAGAACGCGATGTTGACCAGGATCCGATCTTCGACAGAGAAACTGTCGAAGTGTCGACCCCTGTACATGTCGATCAGACGCTGCCAGGTGGCATCGAACAGTTCTTGCTTGCGGAAATCTTTCGCCTTGCGAAGCGACGTTTGGTAGCCAGCGAGGATGTCCGCGTTCGACGGACGGGCCATCAGCCGTTACCGACAGAATGGTCGTAGGCGTTCACCATTGCTGAAACCATGACGACGATCGCACCGCTGATGCCGATCACAGCGGTCGCAGTGTGTGCGGACAGGTGGAGGGCACCAACGGCGGTAGGGACCGCCACAAGGGCACCCAGGATCACCTGGAGGGCGGTACGGAGGATGCGCTGGTGGGGGCTGGGGGCTGTGGTCATCGTGGTGCCGTTTCTCGTTCGGTGTGGTGCTGTTCGATGTGCTGATCGAGGGTCGTTTTGACAGCCCCGATGGCGACGTTGTTTGCCTGGGTGGCCGTCAAGATCGCCCCAAGGGTGGTGCCGTTCTCCGCATGCTGTTCGGTGTTCCGCGAATCCAACCGTTTCAGGAACCAGGCGACGATCACCGCAGCGATCGCCCCAGAGAACGATGTGGCGGCTACAACGATCGGAACCCAGTCGTGGTGTGTGGCGGCGATCATCCCGTCACACCCAACGGTTTCCGACAGGTTCGATGGTCCGACCGTCAAGGGCGGCCTGGTGAACCATCTGCTGCTGACGCTGCCTGATGGTGTCACCATGAAACTCTTC